GAGCGCCGCCACGAACACGGGCTACCGGAGCGCCGCCACGAACACGGGCTACCGGAGCGCCGCCACAAACACAGGCACCCAGAGCGCCGCCACAAACACGGGCGACTGGAGCGCCGCCACAAACACGGGCGACTGGAGCGCCGCCACAAACACAGGCAACCAGAGCGCCGCCACAAACACGGGCGACTGGAGCGCCGCCACAAACACGGGCAACCAGAGCGCCGCCACAAACACGGGCGACTGGAGCGCCGCTACGGTTGGAGGAGCGGAAAGCATTGCGGTCGTTACCGGGTATGGCAGCAAAGCGAAAGGCGCTGTCGGCTGTTGGCTGGTGCTCACGGAACGTGATGAAAAAATGCACATTTTAGGCGTTCAGGCTGTTTGCGTAGATGGAGAAACCATCAAAGCAGATACGTTTTATATGCTGGAAAACGGCGCGATTACAGAGGTGAATGAATAATGAAAGACAAGAACAAGAAGCTGTTCCACAGCCTGCTTGATCTGGTTCTTGGAAAGCAGGGTAGCGAAGTGGTTGCAAGCATTGGCATGAATGTTTCTACGCGGGGATGTACCGCTTCGGTTTGGCTGATGAACATCGAGGGTGGAAAGATTACCGGAGCGAAGGAATATTACACCCGCACAGGTGATGGTCTATGGGTGAGAACGAAAGACGGGAAAACGGAAATCATGTGTGATGAGGACGTTTTGGAGGCGCTGCGCAATGCGTGATACTATCACCGGATGCCCTGAGCGGGCGTTAGAGCCGCCGGAGAGGGCAGATCAGGAGCGACTTAACCGGTTGCAGGATATGCGGGAAGCCGAGACTGCTATTGGGCTGTATCTGGAGGATTATAAACACCTATTCAGCATCGAGATTAAGAACTTCTTGCTTGATTTACGGATTGCTGTGCAGGACTTTGAACAGGAGGACGAACCATGAATTTATACGAATTGACGCAGGAATTTGCGACTGCAATGCAGGCTATCACGGTAGACCCGGAGACCGGCGAGGTCAGCGGCTTTGAGGCTGTAGACGGCCTGGACGCGGCGTTTGAGGACAAGGCCGAAGCGTATGCCGTCACCATCAAGAACCTTGACGCGGAGGTTAAGGCGCTCAAGAACGAGCGGGACAATCTCAAGGCGCGAGAGGATGCGACCAAGAAGCGCATGGAGTACATGAAGCAGCACCTTGCGGACAGTATGCTTGCTGTAGGCAAAGACAAGATCAGCACGTCGAAGGCTGCGCTGTCGTTCCGCAAGAGTATGCAGGTGAACATTACGAGCGACGTAATGGTGCCGGACGATCTGTGCAAGGTAGTTATCGACCGCAAGCCGGACAAGACGGCAATCGGCAAGTTACTGAAATCCGGTGAGGCCGTACCGGGCGCGGAGCTGGTAGAAAACATAAATTTGCAGGTGAAGTGATATGGCAGAGATTTATCAGGCGATTATCGGCGTTATGGCTGACGTTGGTGCAATCGGCAAGGACAAGACCAACGTGCAGCAGAAGTTCAAGTATCGCGGCGTTGACGATGTGATGAACGCATTGCAGCCCGCAATGGTGAAGCACGGCATTTTCGTCGTGCCAGAGATCATCGAGCAGCGCCGAGAGGAGCGGCAGACCAAGACAGGCGGGAACCTGATTTATTCGGTCTGCACGGTACGGTATACGTTCTACGCCCAGGACGGCAGCAGCGTGCAGTGCGTTGTGATCGGCGAGGGCATGGACAGCGGCGACAAGGCGACGAACAAGGCAATGAGCATTGCATTCAAGTACGCCTGCTTTCAGGTGTTCTGCATTCCGACCGAGGAAATGAAAGAGATTCCAACAAAGATGGATGACCCGGATGCGGAGATTGCGCCGCAGTCAAAGCCTGTGGAACGCAATGATAAGCAGACAGCGGTTCAGATAAAAGCGAAAAAAGTAAAGCAGTTGCTTTACGATATCAGCGGTAAAGATGCGGATGCATCGTCGAAAGTGTGGCACGAGCAGTACCAGAAAGACGAAAACGACATCGTAAAAATGAACGCAGCCATTTTGGAGCTTGAACCGAAATGGAACGCGATCAAGGCAGAACAGCACAAGGCGGTGCAGAATGACGCATGAATTCGACCGTGCACAGGTAGTGCATAACGATCTCGGCAACTGGTTGTGTTTGCATATCAAGAACGCGCCTATGGCGCGGGTGGAGTGCGAACAGATGAAAGAGGGCAAGACCTATACCGCCGAGGTGAAGAAGAAGTACGACAAGCGTTCCGGGCGGGCAAATGCCTATGCGTGGACTTGCATGTCAAAACTGGCTGCGAAGCTGGGAATCAAGCGGGAGGAAGTGTACCGGCAGTACATCCCCGAAATCGGGGACAATTATCGACTTGTGCCGTATGTGAACGGTCAGCAGAGAGACTTTATCGCTGACCTGTGGAGCAAGCAAGGCCTCGGATGGGTAACGCAGGATTGCAATGGCGGTTATCTGATGTGCTTCTACGGGTCGAGCACTTACAACACCTTACAGATGGGTCGGCTTATCAATCTGATCGTGCAGGACTGCAAGGAGCAGGGGATTGAAACCGAACCGGAGAGTACGGTGATTGGTTGGCTGAGTAAATGGAAGCCGGAGGAGCGCGGGGTATGAAGTGGGGAAACTACAAGAGATTTGCAAGAAACCCCGGCGAATTTTCGCACAAATACGAGTGCTGGGCTTATAACCACAGAGGTTGGGCAAAGATGAAAAAAGCAAATCGCCGGACGGCAAAGCGCAGACTGGAACGCGCGGCGAGAAAGGACATGGAAGAATGAGACGGCAGACCAAGTTTACCGGCATTAGCCCGGCGGTTTGGAAGGAATGCTACGACCGGGACGGCGGCATTTGCCGCCACTGCGGGAAAGGCGGTGTACTGCAAGCGTGCCATTTTGTATCGAGAGCGCGCGGCGGCATGGGCATTCCGACAAACCTTGTGATGCTGTGCCCGGACTGTCATCGGGAGATGGACCAGGGCGACGGAAAGGAAATCAAGCGGGAAATGCGGGAGTACCTGCAAAGCCTCTACCCACTGTGGGACGAGGAAAAGCAGAAGTATACCAAGGAGACAGGGAGATGAAAGTTGATTTAGAAAAATATCGGAAATACATCGAAACCCGGATTGCGGAAGGCGCGAGCTTGCGAATGCTTGAGAACGAAATCGGAATTGAGCGACAAAAACTCTCAAGAGAGATGAAAAAAGCAGGCATGAGAGTTCCTACGCGAATTGAAAGCGTGAAATTCCTGTGGAAAAATCATAAACATCCGCACATTGGGAAAACCGGTAGCTTGTGCCCGACGTACGGACGCAAGATGTCAGATGAAACCAAACAAAAGCTGAGAGAAGCAATGGCTGGAGATAAAAATTATCACTGGTCCGGAGGAAGAAAGAAACACTCAAGCGGGTATATTCTTGTATATCGACCAGACAACCACTTAGCAGATAAACACGGGTTTGTGCTGGAACATAGGCTTGTAGCTGAACAGAAATACGGAAGAAAGCTGACATCTTCGGACATTGTACATCACATTGACGGCAATAAGACAAACAACAATCCAGAAAATATCGTGGTTCTGACCCGATCAGAACATGCGAAATTGCATAATGGATTGAAAAAATGCAACAAACGGAGGAATACAAGTGCTTAACAAGATCGTTTTACAAGGAAGATTAACAGATAATTTGGAATTGCGACACACGCAGTCTAATACGGCTGTAGCAAGCGGTACGATTGCGGTACAACGCAGCAGAAAGGATAACAACGGAGAATATCAGAGCGACTTCTGTTCCGTTGTCCTGTGGGGCAAGCTGGCGGAGCACGCAAGCACATGGTTCCACAAGGGCGATATGTGCATTGTTTCCGGCCGTTTGGAAAGCCGCGACTGGCAGGACAAGAACGGCAATAAGCGTCGCTCGTGGGAAGTGCAGTGCGAAAGCATCGACTTCTGCGGCGGCAAGAGCGAGGGCAAGCCAAAGGAGAACAGCGATTTTGCGGATATGCCGGAGGAAGATTCGGAAGTTCCGTTCTGAGGTGATGGGGAATGAACGGGCACATTAAGCTGCATCGTGCGCTTACGGAGTGGGGGTGGTACAAAGACCTCCCCACCTGCAAGCTATGGCTGCACGTCCTGCTGAGAGCCAATTACAAGACTTGCGAGTGGCAGGGCATAGAAATACCGCGTGGTGCGTTTGCAACAAGTTATGCGGCACTCTCGGCGGAAAGCGGGTTGTCTGTGCAGCAGGTACGGACGGCGCTCGGTAAACTGAAAAAGACCGGCGAAATCACGGTGGAAACCAATCGGCACTATACAGTTATCACGGTCAGCAAGTACGACGAGTACCAGAGCACCGAACGCGACGAAGTGACGACACCGGCAAAATGTTCGCCAAAGCCTAAACCGAAGCCCAAAGCCCAAGAAGCCGATAAGAAACTCGACCTAACTGAACGATTTTCGGAACCGGTATGTTCGGCGGTTCAAGATTGGATTAGATACAAGAAGGAGCGCAGGGATGCATACGAGCCAACTGGCCTCAGAAACCTTCTCACGATGATAGAGAACCGCGTAAAGCAGCACGGAGAACAGGCAGTAGCCGAGGTTATCCGGCTGAGCATGTCTCAAGGTTGGAAGGGTATCATTTGGGACAGAATCGGAGACAAGCCGAAGAAAACCAAAACGGATGCGCCGATGTTTAAAGGTGCGCCCGCCGCCAGTGACTGGGAAAATGAGTGGGCGGCACGAGTGAAAGCAAGCAGAGGTGAGAAGTGAAGTTTGTAATCAAAGGGCCGCTGCCGGGACTGAATGAGCTGATCGAGGCGGAACGGCGCAACCGGTACTTAGGCGCACAGCTCAAGAAGAAGTGCGAAACCGTCGTGATGCACGCGGCACGGCAGCTCGGCAACGTGGAGTTTGAAGAACCGGTGTATATGATCTATCGCTGGTACGAGAAAGACCGGAGGAGGGATAAGGATAATATTTGCGCGTTCGGGCGGAAAGTTATTCAGGATGCGTTGGTGAAAGCGCGGTATCTGTCGAACGACGGGTGGAAGAATATCCGAGGGTTTGAAGATCACTTTGAGGTGGACGCGAAGAATCCGCGGATTGTGGTTGAGATTTTGGGAGCGGATGAAACGGATGAAGTATGAGGACTTTTTGAAGGGCAAGCTGAAAAGCAGACCGAAAAGCGGATTTGACATGCAGGAGAAGCACGAAAATCTGTTTGAGTGGCAGAGATATGTGACGGACTGGGCGTGCAAGACCGGGAGCGCGGCACTATTCGAGGATTGCGGGCTTGGCAAGACGGCACAGCAGCTTGCATGGGCACAGGAGACCGCACAAAAGACCGGCAGGCCGACGTTGATTCTGGCACCGCTGGCGGTATCGCGGCAGACCGTGCGCGAGGGCGAGAAGTTCGGCGTGCCGGTGACTTTGGCGGAGATGGATGCGGATATTGCGCCGGGCGTGAATATCACAAACTATGAAAAACTGGACAAGTTCGACACGTCAAAGTTCGGTGCTGTGGTGTTAGACGAAAGCTCGATTTTAAAAAGCTACATGGGAAAAACCAAACGGCAGATTATAGGAGCGTTCCGCGATACACCGTTCAAGCTGGCCTGCACGGCTACGCCTGCACCTAACGACCTAATGGAGCTGCTGAACCACGCGGAATTTCTCGGCATCATGCGTTCAAGCGAGGCGCTTTCCTGCTGGTTTGTGGCAGACCAGAGAAACAGCGGACACTATCGGCTGAAAGGACACGCAGAGCACGATTTCTGGCGATGGGTGGCAAGCTGGGCGGTTTGCATTTCCAGTCCGAAGGATATTGGATTCCGCGCAGACGGATACACGCTGCCGGAGCTGCACGAGAAAAACGAGGTTGTGCAGACGGAGAAGAACACGCTGCTGGGACTGACGGAAAAGCTGGATCTTTCTGTGAAGGGCTTTCATGCAGCGAAGAAAAAGAGCCTTGCAGAGCGCGTGCAGCGGTGCGCAGAAATTGTTAGCAGTTCGGACGAACAGTTCGTGATCTGGTGCTTTCAGAACGAGGAAGCGGATGAGCTGAAAAAGGCGATTCCGGAAGCGGTGGAGATACGAGGAAACGACAAGGCGGACGTAAAGGAACGTGCAGCGGTGGACTTCATCGACGGGAAATTCCGCGTTTTGATCTCCAAGCCTTCTATCTTCGGATTCGGTTTGAATTTTCAGAATTGCCGAAACGCAGTGTTCTGCGGACTGGATTACAGCTATGAGAGTTACTATCAGGCAGTAAGGCGGTTTTACCGTTTCGGGCAGGATAAAGAAGTAAACGTATGGCGCGTGATCGGAGAGGGAGAGAAGGAGATACTGGACGCGATTGAACGCAAGGCGCAGCAGAAACAGGAGATGACCGTGAGCATGGCGCAGGCTATGCGGGAATTTCAGACAGAAGCTGTGCGAGGACGGGAGTTTGTGCTCGATCTGAAAAAAGACGAGTTCAAGTTCCCGGCATGGATTAAGGAGGCAGTGTAATGCAGGAAGTAATGAATGAGCGCTACGCACTTTACAACGGAGACTGTGTAGAGGTGGCACGGCAGATGCCGGACGAGAGTGTTCACTTCGAAATTTTCAGCCCGCCGTTTGCAAACCTGTACATCTATTCGGACGATCTGCGGGATATGGGCAACTGCAAGAACGAGGACGAGTTCTTCGAGCAGTTCGACTATCTTATCCCGGAGCTGTACCGGGTACTGATGAACGGACGCATTTGCGCGGTACACTGCAAGCAGCTTGCACGGTACAAGTCCAGCCACGGCGCAAGCGGCTGGTATGATTTCCGCGGCGACATCATCCGGCACTTTGAAAAGGCGGGATTTCAGTACCACAGTGAGGTTGTCATCTGGACTGACCCGGTACTGGAGATGCAGAAAACCAAGACGCAGAGACTGCTTTACTGCCAGCTTCAGAGGGACGCAAGTTTGACGGGTATCGGAATGCCGGAGTACCTCGTGTTGTTCCGCAAGTGGAAGGACGACGGAAAGAACCCTGAGCCGATACGCCATTACAAGACCGCAGAGGACGCGGAAAAGGACGGCGGCGACGCGCGGCAGGTGCTCGGCCTTCCGATGTGGCAGAGATACGCAAGCCCGGTATGGTTTGATATTCGCAGAACCGACGTTCTTAACGCGCGACTGGCACGCGAGGACAAGGACGAAAAGCATATCTGTCCGTTGCAGCTGGAAGTTATCAGACGTGCGGTGCAGCTTTGGACAAACCCCGGTGACGTTGTGTTTTCACCGTTCGGCGGGATCGGCAGTGAACCATACATCGCACTCGAGCAGGGGCGCAGGGCGGTAGCGGCTGAACTGAAGCCGGGCTATTTCGCGCAGATGGCACGCAACTGCGAGGAAGTGTGCAAGCCGAAGGACGAAGATCAAGTGACGTTTGGTGAGGTGGTGTGAATGGTTGAGAAAGCAGTTTTGAACGCTGCACCGGAGAATGAGGTGCAGACGATGAAAGTTTTAATTGCCTGTGAGGAATCGCAGGAGGTGTGCAAGGCATTTCGGGCACGCGGACACGAAGCGTACTCCTGCGATATACAGGAGCCGTCCGGCGGTCATCCTGAATGGCATATCCTCGGTGACGCACTCGCTGCCGTAGCAGGGGGGTAATAATTACCATGGACGGTAAAGCACATGAGGTAGGCAAGTGGGATATGTTGATTGCACATCCGCTTTGCACTTACTTAACCAATGCAGGAGCACGGCACTTGTGGGCACACCACCAGTTACAGCCGGAACGTGTAAAAATCGGCATCCGGGCGCGTGATCTATTCATGAGGTTGTGGTGGGCGGACATACCGCGCGTTGTGATTGAGAACCCTGTGCCGTCAAGCGTGTTTTGCCTGCCGGAGTACGCGCAGATTATCAATCTATATCAGTTTTACGGCGCAGAACACCCATATACAAAGAAAACGTGTTTGTGGGAAAAGGGCGTAGAACCGTTAGCGCCGGTTGAAGCGGTAGAACCAGAGAAGGGCAGAGAGCTGCACATGAAGAACGGTACAGTTCGCCGCTCCTGTTGGGTGATGGATCAGAACAAAGACCGGGCAAAAAAGAGAAGCAAGACGTTTCCGGGCATTGCTCGGGCGATGGCGGAACAATGGGGAGGATGAAGCTGCTATTGCGATAAGTTCCGCGATGCGTTCAAGCGCGCAAAGGAGGAGAGGGACAGACGTGGATAGACGGTGTATGAATTGCAAATGGTACTGCGAGGAAGTATGCTGCAACGGCGACAGCGAGCACCGGGCATATTTCCGGTTGGAAGATGAAACGTGTGAGGAATGGGAGGAACAGAATGACGCATGATTGCAGCGGTTGCGACTATATGAAGTCGCTTGAAGATAATTCCGGAAGAACGATATATTTCTGTATGTTTGATCAGAGTCCGTTCTATTCGGCGGAAACTGGAATTTGCGGCGGCTGTGAATTGGACGATTATGCAGAGGAAATTTATCGGAGAAGCGAGGAATGGGAGGAAAACGATGGATGATATTACGTACATGGATTGCTGGCTCTATATAGCGCCTTTAATTCCCATTAAGGCCGATACGTATTCGAAGGACGTGTATGTGATGACTTTTCGAGCGCTGAAAGAAGCGGAAGAAAGAAGGGTGAAGGAAAACGATGTGGAGTGAAAACTGTAATTGGGCAAACAGGACAAAGGAAATTTGCCCATTCTCGCTGGCAGACAAGGATAAAAGATTTTCTGCCGAGTGTGTGCACGAGAACTGCGCGTGGTATTCCACAGAACGCGGAGAATGCGCCGTAAAGGTTATTGCGACGAGATAGGAGGGAAACACCATGTACGATAGCTTTATTGAGATTTGGGAGGGTTAGGAATGGCTGAATATATTGAGCGTGAAGCAGCGGAAGATGCCGCCGGAGAAGCGTATCTAAAGGGGCTTAATCCGGTATGGGCTGTACGTGACGTTCCCACTGCAGATGTTGTGCCAGTGGTGCGGTGTAAGGAATGCAAGTATCTTGTTAACGCGGCGGTTAACGATAACGGTTTTCTCATTTGCGATATCAGCGATATGGAGATTACACCGAACGATTTTTGCAGCTACGGCGAGAGAAAGAACGGAGGTGCTAACAATGGCTGAACTGAAACCTTGCCCGTTCTGCGGGAGCAACAGAATCTCGGTGGAATACCTATATTTTAGACCTTATATCATTTGCGAGAAGTGTCACGCACAAATCCCTTGCTATAACACCCATCCAAAGGCAAAAGAAGCGTGGAACAGGAGGGCTGACAATGACTGAATTAAAACCTTGTCCGTTCTGCGGGGGAGAGGCATCCGCTTCTTGTGAACGCAAAGCGAACTATCTGTATATGGTGAGTATGCCTATTTTCACCATCGAATGTCGTGTCGGTTGTGAAAAATGCGGAATTTATTTTCGGCAGAACAGTGTAATTTCACGAGCAGAATATATAGCACCTGTTACCAACAGGGATAGATACGAAGAAGCTGCTGAAGCATGGAACAGGAGGGCGGACAATGGATCGAATTAACAATGAGGTATTTGACAGGCCAATTAAACCGGTGGCGGCGCGTGCCCTTATCGCAACGGTACGAGATATCGCACCGTATCTCACGATTGGTGAGTGTTGTTCGATTGTAGCGGTCGTGCAAAACGCTATTAAGCGTATGAAACTGGAGAATAAAAAAGAATGACCGAAGAACAAAAGAACTGTCCCTATTGCCGTACAGACGCAAAATGTTTAGGCGACTTTATAATTCACAGGAATTTTTATGACAATAGTTATGAATTAGTTGCTATGGCTGAATGTAGACCCAGCAAAATCAACTATTGTTTTATGTGCGGCCGTAAGCTATCACTAAAAGATGAGATGGAGGTAGAAGATGATGAATAAATGCGAGATTTGCGGCTCAAAGCTGAAACATGGCACCGGTAACGCAATCTGCATTACTGTATGCAGCATGATCAACCATTCGACGAGCATTTCCAATATGTCGTACTGCGACGATTGCTTTAAGCGCATTGTGTACAAGCCGCTGCGAGAACTGGATGACAAGGCGCGGATGAATATTGTGTTTGATGGAATCGAGGAGGCAGAATAATGAAATACCGCAAAAAGCCTGTTGTGGTTGAAGCTATCCGGTGGACAGGCAAGAACCAGACGGAAATCGACAAGTTTTGTGGAATGAATGTCGTGTGGAGTGAGAACAAGAAAATGTTCCTTGTTTTAACTCTTGAGGGAACTATGCAGGCATCTGCTGGCGACTACATCATCAAGGGTGTAAACGGCGAGTTCTACCCCTGCAAGCCGGATGTGTTCGCAAAGACATATGAGAGGGTGGAAGATAATGACGATTGATGAAGCTATCAAGGTTGTAGACGCGATTACGGAAAATGCATTTGAAATCTGGAAATTGAATACAACAGAGTTTCGGGAGTTCCACGCGATGTGCGCGGACGCGCTGCGGCTGATGAAGAGGACGATCTATAAACCGAAGGGCGAGAACGCTGCGCCGGACACATGGCAGGAGCGCATGAAGCGCGAGTACCACGAGACGAAGGAACGCTATGAAAAGCTGAATCGGCTACTTGTTAAGCACGCGGCGGGCACGCTTGATTTTACGCTGAAATGCCCTATCGAGCTGCTAAAAGCACAGCGTGAGCACATGTCTGACTATCTGTATACGTTGGAAATCCGTGCGGAGATTGAGGGAGTGAACCTGTATGATTGACCTGCATAAACTGGACAAGTTCCGGCTGAAAGACAGAGAACGCGAGTTTTACGGCTGCACCGGCGACAGCGGGAACGGCGTTTTCAAGGTGTATGTTGGCGGCAAGTCGTTCCGGGTAATTGCAAGCAATGGCATGGGCTGGGAGCACGTCAGCGTTTCGCCCGGCTCTGCACAGCGCAAGTGCTGCCCGACATGGGACGAGATGTGCGAGATTAAGGATATGTTTTTCGGCGAGGACGAGCGCGTTATGCAGTTCCACCCGCCTAAGTCGGAGTACATCAATAATTATCCGTACTGTCTGCACCTGTGGAAACCGGTAGATACGGAGATTCCGCACCCGCCGATGATTTGTGTTTGAAGGAGGAAAACGATGAACGTAGTAAGTGAAGATGTTGCAAAGCTCGTGGAAAATGAACTGGAAGCTGCAAATGAGCGGTTCCCGCAGTTCCACTCGGAGCACGAGGGTTGGGCGGTAATGCAGGAAGAAGCCGAGGAACTGCAAGAAGAATGCGCCAGTATCGAAATGGCAATGGAGCAGCTATGGCACCGCATCCGTGATGGTATCCAGACGGCGCAGCATGTGGCTCTCGTTGGGCAGTACGCCGAAGCAGCAGCTTGCGAAGCTATACAGGTGGCGGCGATGGCGAGAAAGTACCTTGACATGTTGGAAAGAGAGGAATGAAATGAAAAAAAATGCTTTAATCGTTCTGTCTATCGTAGCAGCACTGGTACTCATGATTGTTGCTGCATTTGTGTCGGCTAATAACCGCGCAGTATCAGCAGAAGAACAGGTAAATTCGGCGGCAGCCGATGTGCAGGTGGTGGAAAAACGCCGTGTTGATCTCGTTTACAATCTGGTGGACGCCGTAAAGTCCTATCAGACCTATGAGAGCGACACGCTGACGAAGATTACGCAGGCTCGCACTGCTGCTGCATCGGGCAAGATAGAAGAAGCACAGGTTACGTTAAATGCTGTTGCGGAGCAGTACCCGGAACTCAAGGCAAACGAAAATTACAAGCAACTCATGACCGAACTTGCGCTGACCGAGAACCAGATCGCGCAGTACCGCAACAACTACAATCAGCAGGTACGGGCATACAACAAGCTGGTACGGTCTTTCCCGACCGGTTTTCTGCTGAGGGTAATGAACTATCAGACAATCGACACGACCTACACGGACTACGATGCACCGGAAGATGCTCCGCAGAACCTGTTCGGTGACAGCGATGGAGATTAAGCCTCGTGAAATGGCATTCAGCGTTGCGATCGTGTTTGTTATGCTGGCGCTGGGCTTCCTGCTCGGCAGTAAAATCGGTGACCATATTGCCGAAGAAAACGAGAAATTCACCACGGCAGCGCAGATCACAGACGATGAGCAGTTTCAGTACGCGCTGGCTACCGATTTCGGAAACGTCATCGCCTACGGCGATCTGATCGCTGAACAGCCTGTTTCGGCTGATGATTTAGATGGCGAATATGCGCAGCTGACCAAAATCACGGAGCAATATACCATGCACACGCGCGTTGTAACCTCTACGGACGGAAAGGGTCACACATACACTCGCACCGAGGTGTATTGGACTTGGGACGAGATTGACCGGGAGAAAGACAGCACAGAAACATACATGTTCATGGGTGCATCATTCCCGGCGGATAAGTTTTCCGTTACAGCGCACCAACAGGGCGATACAATCTATGACAGTAGGCTTGTGCGGCATTATTACGAAGCTGTGGATGCAAATATGGTTGGCAGTATACATACGCAAATTAAAGATCATATGATTGCAGACAACAACAGGTTTTATACGGACGCAGAACCACAGGCGATTGTAAACCTTGCTATAAGACAAGGTAATATTGCTATCATCTTGTTCGGTTTATTATGGATTGCTCTGACCGGTGGCACGGTATATGGTTTCTGTGCACTGGAAAACAGGTGGCTGGACGGATGATGTATAGTCCGGAAATGCGAAAATACCTGAAAGAAATCAATCGCTATTTGATTTGGAGGTACGGAAATGGCGAAGAAAAAGAAAGTCAACCCATACCGAATACCGGCGACGCAGGGCGACATAGAAAAAGCCAAACGCGACGCAACGAACACGGCGGTTGCGTCTACATGGGCAATTATGTTTAGCGTTCTTCGGGATAAAGAAGGGTACGACTATGACCGATTACGGCGGATATGGGACGAAACAAACTACCTCGCAGACAGTATCGACCGAAAATACGTTAAAATCGACGATCTGATTGAAGAACTGCGGGAGAATGGAATAGCATTAGCATGAAAAAGAAAAGCGAATGCGCTGGGTGCGCATACTGGCGGGTACTGGGTACAAGCCAAGGGGCTAAGATATGGGCGTGTCATTATTTGATCGACACGGGGAAATCGCGCGGATGTGAACCGGGTGTGGGTTGCGTCCGCAAGGCGGCGAGAATCAGCCGCCGTAGGCGATATACACAGCACAGCATGGAGGAGGTAGTGGCACACGACGACTAAAGAATGGCTTTTGCGTGCCGTAGGAATCGAGAACTACATTGCGTCGTTGGAAAACGCTCGTGTAAAAGCATGGACACGAGCGACGAGTGCAACGGCGACTATTAAGGAAACGCCGGGCGGTGGCGGTGATGTTACTGCGAATAAGGCGGATGCGTACATTGAGTTGAACAATCAAATCAAACGAGAGCAGGAGCGGCTTGATCTGGTGCGGGCTGAGATTATCAGCACGATCGCAAAAGTTCCGAGCAACGAACTCAGGACGTTGCTAACCGACCGGTATGTAAACGGATGCAAATGGAGGGACGTGGCGCGTAACCAGAATTACAGCGAATCCCATGTGAAGGGCGAAATGCATGTAAGAGCTTTACAGGCAGTGGAACGGATACGCACAGGCTGTGCATAACGTTGTGGAAAACACAATACACAATAATACTAAACATGGTGGTATAATGATATCGTGATAAAAGCCCTAAAGGGCGGAATCACGGAGTTTCGTTCCTCCGCTTTCAACCCGCCGAAAGGCGGGTACACGCCCGAAAGCCTGCGTGAGGGCTGACGGGTGACAAGCCTTTCTGTTTAACCCCAAACACCTTTAAAGCGGTGGGGAGACCTGCCGCTGACCTGCTCCAAAGTCTGCATGAGGGCAGAGAAGCAAAACGCCTTTCGCGGAACGAAGGCATTGATTATCCTTTCTATTCTTTCGGCGTGTCTTTTGCGCGGCACGCCGATATGCTCCAAAGCCTGCATGAGGGTGACGGAGTAATAACATATACGCTAAAATTGAGAATGTGTTGCGGTGTCTGCGGGCAACAGTCACCGCAAACATGCCCGGATGGCTGCGTGAGGCCGGACGGGTAACGTATGGAATCTTTTTAGCCAAGGGCAACATGGCGGAATTTTGGCAAGCCTTGCATGGTGGACAACGTGCAAGGCAATCTGTTCCCGAAGCTGCATGAGGCAGAGGGAGCAAAACGCCTCCAACGAGGACGATGATATTCTGACAGCTCGGAAAGACGAGCACTGTTTCCGAACAATGCTGGACTGCTGCAACAGTTCGGCAGAGTTTCGCGGGTGCTTGCAGGCACGCCGCAACCGGGGTCGCTCCCCGCTGTAACCTTACGAGGAAATCAGCCGGATTACAGACCGATAGCAACTGCGACACGACGGAGAGCAACGCCGAACAGCCCATAATGAGAGGGCGAGTGCTACCGGATAAGCACTCACACGGACTTAGAGAGCCGAGAGCAAAACAACCGGTACAAAGTTACAAAGCCGATACGGCGCTTTCGGGTGGCTAAGTACACGCCACGAAAGAGCACCAGTCTGTTTATCTCTTGCAATAAACAACCTAATCATCAGGACGGAAACACAAGCAAACTTGCGAAAGTGAGGTTATTACCTCTCTGAATTTCATACAACCGTTCTGGACAGCCGGGAAACCGTCGGTAAAAGCCCGACGTACAGACGCGACGATAGCGTTCATACCTCCCTGTGGAGGTATACCGGTTTGCATAGTGCTGAAAGCGGGTGCGAGTCCTGCGAAACCGAAACAGTCGTAAATATGGTAAACCCCGCTCACCTTATGGCTTTGGTGATCGGGGTTTGCTATGCTATTTAGAAAATACTCTGACGCGGGTGCGTGAGCCGGGCGGTGAAAAGACCTATTAAAACTGGCGATCTGAAATTCGCGCGGATTGGGAAAGGGTCAAAGGAATATTTAGGCAGAACTATAGGAGACTAACTAAACACGAAAAGGATTATCTGCAAAGATAGTCCTTTTCGTTGCATAAATAAAAGGAGGTGAACTGCATGAAGGCAATCAGAAGAGCAGCACGATCTATCGGAACTCGCGTCCGTAACTTTGTTTCGGGTCGTCGGGAAGCAGGCGCTTCCCGCGCGCGGTCGTCCTCGGCCTGATGAAAAAACACTCAAAAGTACGCCGACCGGGAATAGCGTCCCAGCCGGTTTTCTTTTGGGAAAGGGAGGGAAAAGTAAATGCCAAGAGGCAGACCAAAGAAACAAATCGACCTTGAAGCGGTGCGCGAGCTGGCAAGCGAGGGCAACACGCAAGAGGAAATCGCAAGAGCATTAGGCTTCGCGCGTGCGACCTTTGCGAATCGCAAGGATGTGACCGAAGCATATTATAAAGGCATGGCCGAAATGAAGCTGAGCCTGCGGCACTGGCAGTTTAACGCTGCTCGTGGCGGTAACATCCAGATGCTTATCTGGTTGGGCAAGCAGTACCTCGGACAGCGCGACGCAGTAGAGGAAAAGATCGAAAGCGAAGGCGTGAAGGTGATTATTGATGTCTGAGTTGAAGCTCTCGCAGATCATCGGACCGGCATTTTACGCCGTTGCGCACGATGTGTTTGAGCATGGTCACACACATTACGATGAGAGCGGCGGCCGGGGCTCGCTGAAATCGTCGTTTGTGTCGATTGTCGTTCCGCTGCTGCTTATCCACAACCCCGGAACGCATGCGCTTGTGTTACGCAAGGTTGCAAACACCATCCGCGATAGTGTATACGCACAGTATGTATGGGCAATTGGTGAGCTGGGCATGGCTGACTACTGGGACGCGAAAGTATCGCCGATGGAGCTGATATATCGCCCGACCGGACAGAAAATCATGTTTCGCGGCGCTGATGACCCGATGAAAATCAAGTCAATCAAGGTTCCGTTTGGTTATATTGCTGTTACGCATTTCGAGGAGAAAGACCAGTTCGCAGGACGCGCGGAAATCCGAACGATCTTGCAGTCTACAATGCGCGGCGGTGATAAGTATTGGAACTTTGAGAGTTATAACCCTCCGATCAGCCGCGACAACTGGGCGAACAAGGACAGTTTAGAAGAACGCCCTGACCGTCTCTGCCACCGCAGCACGTACCTTGAAGCGCCGCGCGAGTGGTTAGGCGATCAGTTTATTTATGAGGCGGAGCACCTAAAACTGACGAACGAGCGAGCGTATCAGCATGAATACCTCGGCATTCCGGTCGGCACGGGCGGCAACGTCTTTGAAAACCTTGAACTGCGAGAAATCACAGACGATGAGGTGGCAACGTTCGATCATATCTATCAAGGCGCTGACTGGGGATGGTTCCCCGACCCGTTCGCTTTTATCCGCGTTCACTACGACAGGGCGCGTGAGACGGTGTATTTTATCGATGAGATATACAAAAACAAGCTGAGTAACGAGGAAAGCGCCGGTATTATCATGGAGCGCGGCTATAATGATACGTTTATCACCTGCGACAGTGCAGAGCCAAAAAGCGTTGCAGACTACCGCGCTATGCGACTGCCTGCCAAAGAGGCCGTGAAGGGCCCCGGCAGTGTCGAGTACGGCATGAAGTGGCTACAGCGCAGGACACTTGTCATCGACCGCAAGCGAACGCCGCACGCCTATGATGAGTTTGTGAACTATGAGTATGAGCGCGACAAGGACGGCGAGATCATCAGCGGCTATCCAGATGAAAAGAACCATCTGATTGACGCCACGAGATACGCCCTTGAGCGCGTTTACAGAAGAATGGGAGTGATTGCTTGACGATCATTGAAAAACTGAAAGAGCTCGGCTATAACACAATCGCCCCCGAGTTTTACGGTAAGGTTGCGGAGTGGCGCAGCTGGTATGTGGGTGATGTGAAGTCATTCCACCATTACAAGGTGCGGAACTGCGGCCGAACCGTGCATTGCAAGCGATATACGCTCGGTATGGCCAAGAAGTTAGCCGAGGACTGGGCGAACCTACTCATGAACGAAAAGGTGAAAATCACCTTGGAGGGCGAGAAAGAACAGGCGTTCATCGACCGCATCTTTGAAGAGAACAACTTCGAGGTAAAGGCGAACGAGATGCAGGAAATGAAGTCTGCGCTGGGTACGGTCGCATACATTCCGCGTGTTGTCGGTGCAGTGTCGGACGGCGAACAGCCTATTGTAGGCGCAGCAAACGGCATTCAGATTGATTATGTGACTGTAGAGCACATTTTCCCTCTGGCATGGCAGAACGGCGTTATCATGGAATGCGCGTTCGACAGCAGAACCACCGTGAAAGGCGAGGATTACTGCTATCTGCAAATCCACAAGCGAAATGAAATCGGCTTTTACGACATCGAAAACCGCATTTTCAAAATCACAAATGAAAGTTTGAATGAAGAAAGCCTTGCGAACGTGCCGGGGTTTGAGAAAATCCCTCCTGTTGTGCATACTGGTTCGAACAAACGGCAGTTTGTGATTGATCGTTTGAACATCGCGAACAACTTTGACTATTACATTCCGCTCGGAATTCCGGTCTATGCAAACGCGATTGACGTTCTGAAAGGCGTTGATATCGCATATGACAGCTATGTAAACGAGTTCCTGCTCGGTAAAAAGCGCATCATGGTAAAGCCGGCTGCGACGAACTACCTTGACGGCGAGCCGGTATTCGACCCGGACGAGCTCGCATATTATGTGCTGCCGGAGGATACGCAGGATGGCAATATCATTCAGCCGATTGATATGACGCTGAGAACCGGCGAGCACAACCGAGGCATTCAAGATCAGCTGAACCTACTGTCAACCAAGACAGGTTTCGGCGAGAGCTATTATCACTTCGACGGCGCAAGCGTTGCAACCGCCACGCAGGTAATCAGCGAAAACAGCACCATGTTCCGCACGATCAAGAAGCATGAAATCATCCTTGAGCAGGCACTTGTGGAGCTGTGCCGCATTATTCTGCGACTCGGAAATGATGCAATGAACGCCGGGCTGAATGAAGATGTGGAAATCAGCATTGACTTTGACGACAGCATCATCGAGGATAAGGGCACGGACTTCACGCGAGACATGCAGCTGCTTAACGCAGGCATTATGAACGACTGGGAATTTCGCGCTAAGTGGCTCAATGAAGATGATGAGACGGCGAAGAGGATGTTGCCTAAAGCGCAGGATATGACAGACGAGGGGGAAGATGAGATTGAATGAAGTATCCAATCACACCGGAATACCTCGACGCAGCACCCGAACCGATTGCGATTGCAATGCGAGAGCTCGAAAAGGACATCTTGCGCGAGATATGTTCACGCTTTAAGCTGACCGGCGAGCTGAACGAAGTCACCATAAACGACATTCGCGCGCTGCGTGCGCGTGGTCTGGATATGGAGACCATCGAACGAATGATTGCAAAGCACAGCAAAGAGACGCTGCCACAGGTGCAGGAAGCACTTGACCGTGTTGTTGAATACAACCAGAAGTATTACAACGAGCTTGCAAGCAAAGCGAGCGTTGCTGAACCGCTTTTCTGGGTGACGGCTGCGGATATCGCGCAGATACAGTCACAGACGCTTGACGGATACCGCAACATTACACGCTCTCTCGGTTTTGCACTGCAAACAAACGGAAAGGTTGCATTTCATCCGATTGCAAAGGCGTATCAAGCCGCCCTTGACAAAGCAGAAGTGAAAATGCAGTCCGGCGCGTTTACGTTGCAGCAGTCACTTGAGGATGCAGTTAGAGAGCTTGCAGACAGCGGCATATACACGATTGACTATGCGACAGGGCACAGAGACCATGCAGACGTTGCAGCGCGCAGAGCTATTTTCACGGGGCTAAATCAGCTCACCTCGAAATACACAGAAACGGCTGCGGAAACACTGGAAACTGACCTGTACGAAATCACCGCCCATCGCGGCGCGCGTGATAAAGGCACGGGATGGAAGAACCACAAGGCATGGCAAGGCAAGGTTTACAGCACGAAAGACGGCAGCAAATACCCGAATATTTACAAGGTTTGTGGATTGGGTGCTGTTGACGGTCTGGAGGGCGCTAACTGTAGGCATCATCGGCATGCGTTTTTAGAGGGCGTGTCTGAGCGCGTCTACACAGACGACGAGCTTGCGAACATCGACCCACCGCCTGTGGAGTTCGAGGGGCGCACGTACAGCGCCTATGAAGCAACGCAAATGCAGCGCAAGATAGAACGCACAGTGCGCAAACTGGAGCGCCGCAGAGCCGCGTACAACGCCGCAGGAATGACGGGCAAGGAAGAGCAAACAGGCATCCGCATTCGCCGATTGAAGAAAGAATATCGCGAATTCAGCCGGGCGGCGAGCCTGCCGACGCAGACCAACCGTATGAAAGTAATTGAATAAATGGCATCGTGGAAACACGGTGTTTTTTATTGCCAAATTGTCCGACAGGACGTTAAACAAGGAGACCACAATGGAAAACAACGCTACCAACACCAACGCGCCGGGCGCGGAAAACAACACTGCTGCACAGCAGGAAAAGACGTTCAGTCAGGCGGACGTAGATAAGATGATCCAGTCTCGCCTTGAGCGTGAACGGAAGAAAATGCCCAGCGAGGAAGAGCTGAACGCATTCCGCACGTGGAAAGACAGTCAGCAGACCGAGCAGGACAGAATGAACAACATCACCAAAGAGCGCGACACCGCAGTAAGCAACCTTTCGGCGGCGAACGCGAAGATCGAACAGCTCGAGCACGAAAGATACGTTTCGTCGAAGGGTTTCACCGGTGACGAGGCGGAATTTATCGCATTCAAGGCTGCGAAGATGGTAGATGACAAGACCACCTTTGAACAGGCTGTGGATGCAATCGCGCAGGAACGTCGGCCACGTACCTCGTTTGATTGGACTGCGCCTGTAGGCGATGGCAACCAGAAAAACGCCCCCAACGCGGCAATGAACGCGCTTATTCGTGGGGCAATCAAGTAAGAAAAGGAGCTTTTAACAATGGCAAATAACGTAATTGACCGCAATTCCCTTTCCGGCCTCATCCCGGAGCCGGTAACTCGTGAAATCCTTCAGGGCGCTGTTGCAGAGTCGGCAGTACTGCGTATGGCTCGCCGCCTGCCGAACATGACCAGCAAGACCCAGACCATGAACGTTCTGGATATGCTGCCGACCGCTTACTGGGTAAACGGCGAGGTTTCCGGCACTGGCGCGGCTGACTCCGCAGCGTACAAGCAGACTACCAAGATGGCATGGGACAAAAAGAAGATTTACGCCGAGGAAATCGCGGTAATCGTCCCCATCCCGGAGGCAGTTCTGGATGATGCGGATTACGACATCTGGGGTGAGGTTCGCCCGCGCCTGGTTGAGGCGTTCGGCAAGAAGATTGACGCTGCAATCCTGTTCGGTGCTGACAAGCCCGCAACGTGGCGTGATGGCGTTGTTCCGTCTGCAATCGCAGCAGGTAACGGCGTAGCGGCTTCCGCAAACGTATTCGGCGATATCATGGGCGAAAACGGTCTGATTGCAAAGGTTGAGCTTGACGGTTATAGCCCGAACGGCGTTGTATCCGCTGTACAGATGCGCGGCAAGCTGCGCGGCCTGGTGGACACCACCGGTCAGCCGATTTTTAAGACTGACATGCAGGGCGCGTCTCGCTACGCTCTGGACGGAATGGATATGTATTTCCCGAACAACGGCGCATTTGATCCGACTATTGCAAAGATGGTTGTAGGCGACTGGTCGCAGCTCGTTTATGCTATCCGTCAGGATATCACGTTCAAGATTTTCACCGAGGGCGTTATTCAAGATCCCGACACCAAGGCAATCCAGTACAACCTCATGCAGAACGACATGGTTGCACTGCGTGCTGTTATGCGTCTGGGCTGGGAGATTGCAAACCCGCTGACTGCTTACAACGAGGACATCGAGAATCCGTTCCCGTTCTCCGTTTACGGCAACGGCGGCAGTGTTTCTACCGTAGCCGTCAAGCCGTCTACCGCAAGCGTGGCAAAGGGCGGTTCTAAGCTGTTTACCGCGTCTGTAACCGGTGACGGCATTGTTTCTGACAATGTAACGTGGGCGGTTTCCGGCGGCGCAAAGGGCGGCACCAAGATTACGGCTGATGGTCTGCTGACCGTTGACAAGAACGAGAGCGCGTCCTCTCTGACCGTTACCGCAACTTCTCAGCAAGACGTAAGCAAGAATGGCACTTCTTCTGTAACTCTCGCCTAAAGGAGTAAAACATGGTAGAATACGCATTTTATAAAGCGACTTATCACGGCAATCAAATCACCGAGGACGATTTTCCACGTCTGGAAAGTCGCGCCGAAGCGTATCTTACCTATCTGACGCGCGGAAAGATTGATGATTCCGACGCAGCGAAAATGGCGTGCTGCGCGGTGGCGGAACAGTATCAGATCATTGATACGTCCCAAAACCGCGCGGCTTCTGCCGAGCAGGAAAAGCAAAGCGAAAGCGTCGGCTCGTGGTCGGTCAGCTATCGCAGTAGCGCAGAGATGGCACAGGATGCAAAGACGCAGTTACGCAGTGCAGCAGAAATGTATCTGGCGAACACCGGTATACTTTACCGTGGTGGGAGGTGTTGCAAATGCGATTACCTCACACTGTGACGCTGTTTCAGCCGTCCGGCAGAACCGTTTTAACCGGTGTGCTACTGGAAAGCACGAGAGGCACGGCAGTAACGAAGAACGCGCAGAACAGCGCTGATTCCGTCACGCTGCATATCCCTCTGCCGTGCGAACTTACGCTATCGTCTGAAAAGGACTATTTCGCCCGTGGCGATGTGCCGGATGAGGGCAGTTACCAGAAATGCCGTGAGAAGCACGAGACATACCGAGTGACAAGCATTTCGCGCTATGACTACGGCCTGTTGCAGCATTTGGAGGTGGGCGGACGATGATTTACTATTCCCTAAATCTGAAAGTGCCGAAAAACGTACTGGAAAAGCGCGTCGTAAAGGCTAACAAATGGCTTTGCGAGGAAATCATCAAGGACACCGATCAGTTTGTTCCCGCGCGAACCGGAGCGCTGGCAATGAATGTGCACCGGCAGGGGAATACCATCGTGTACGCCTCTCCCTATGCACGATTTCAGTATTACGGTAAGGTGATGATTGACCCAGCAACCGGCAGCACGTTTGCACCCAAGGGCACACGCAAGGCGTTGACAGACCGGAACCTCAAATACAGCAAAGGGATGCACAAGAACGCGCGTCCTCACTGGTTCGAGGCAAGCAAGGCGTTGAATGAAACGCGCTGGATGGAAGGAGTGCGCAAGATTTTGACCGATGAGTGAGAAATTTAACACGGTAACAGCTCGTGAACAAGACGGTGTTTCACGGGCTGTTCTTTTATGGCTGAAAGGCTATGCTCCCGAAATCGAGTTTGAATATCTCCCGCCGGAACGGTCAGGCATGATGCTTACCAGTGTACAGAGCGCGTATAAAACCGCACAGTACATTGACGGCGGATATGCTGCACAGTACCCGTTCGGCGTGATGTATCGCGCCCTGCCGACCGACAGCGAGGGACGTCTCGACGTTGAATCCTTGCTGAATGAGCTGGGAGCATGGGCGGAAGAAAACCCGCCTGATCTCGGCGAGGGAATGACCGTCACATCTGTTGAGCGAACGACCCCTGCGGGGCTTATCGCTCGATACGAAGATTTAACTGAGGATTACCAAATCCTCTTAACCATTAACTATGAAGTTGAGGTGTAAAAATGGCAACTGAAAAGATTAAACGTCCTCTGATTGCACACTTTCTGGATACTACCGAAAAGATGGGCGAGTATTCCACTGCAAAGTGGGCACGAATCGGCAAGAACGTAACCGAAGCATCTACGGACTACGGTGCACAGACCGAGACCGAGCAGGACATTATCTCTGATTCTGCAACTACTGAGATTACCGGCTATCAGCCGACCATGAGCGTTTCTCAGCAGTGCACCAAGGGCGACGATGTGTTTGAGTTTATCGACAAGAAGCGTCGCGCTCGTGCTACTCTGGCAGATTCTCACGCATGGCTGCTGAATGTGGACATGTGGAATGCTACCAGTGACAGCGACACTGCGACTTATGTTGCAGAGGTGCAGGAAGTATCTGTACAGGTTGATACCTACGGCGGCGCAGGCGGCGAATCTCCGACGCTGGAATTTACGCTGAACTATGTAGGCGACCCGATTCCGGGCACTGTTAAGATCACCGGCGGCGCACCGGTATTCACTGCGAACGTATCCGTATAAGGAGGTAACGAGGAATGGATAGTATCCGCGTAAACAGCGGCGTAAAGGTTATTGAAGTCAACGACAAGGGAGAGACGATCTCCCTTCCGCTGTCTGATGATAGCTTTGTCAAAGGCTTTTTCGACCTGCTGAATGAAATCAAAGACAAGGCAACGGCTATTTCTGAGAAGAAATGCGACGTTCTGGACACTCTGGACGATATCGTAGCGTTTGACAAAGACGTTAAGGACAAAATCGACGCGCTGATTGGCGAAAATACTTGCGCGAAGGTGTTTGGTGCGGTGCTTCCGTCCTCCGACCAGTTCCTTGATTTCTTCGCACAGCTTACCCCCATCATTGACAGCCACGTTGAGAAACGTGCAGCAAACATGAGCAAGTACAGCGCGGAGCGTGTCGGCAGTGTTTAACATGCTGCTCGACCGCCTGCCAAGCTCTTACAATGGGTATCTGATTCGCACGGATTACAGAATCGGCATTCAGATTTCCCTTGCACTGGACGACCCGAATTTAAGCGATAATGACCGTGTATGGGTGGCATTATCCTTGCTTTACGGAGCAGGGATGCCACCCATTGACATTGCACTGGAAGGTTTGCAGTGGTTTATTCGCTGTGGCGACGATAGAGAGATTGAACCCGGCGGTAAACGCATGATGTGGTTCGATTTCGATTCTGCACGGTTGTACGCATCGTTCCGGCAGACGTTCGGCATTGAGCTGCACAAGGTCAATCTGCACTGGTTTGAGTTTATGGCAATGATGGAAAGCCTTAACGAAGATTCGGCAATGTCTCATGCCCTGCAAATCAGAGGCACGGACACAAGCAAAATGAAGGGAAAACAGAAACAGGAATACGAACGTCTCAAACGTAATTTAACCCCTGCACCCGCACTTTCCGAGGAGGAAAAGGAAGCTATTGACGCTTTCTGGGCGCAGATCAATTAGAAAGGCGGTGAATAAATGGCGGATGGCTCTATCAGAATCGACGCTACTGTAAGCGACGAACAAGCGAAAAAGCAGATTGCACAAATGACGAAAGACATTGAAAAGCAATCAGCCGCCGTAGATAAACAAGCCGCAAAGGTACATAAACTTGCTGAACAGTGGAACAAGGTAGCCGCTGGCGGAACGAAGGGCATTAAAATGCAAGCCGACCTTGCAGCAACGGAGAAAGAAGCCGCACGTCTGGCTGCTCGGTTGGATGAAGTAAACGCTGAGATTGAAAAGGCTCAGAGCGATTACAACACCAAACTGAAACAGGCGGCAACGGGCGCAATCCCACAGGAGGAATTTTCGGAATCGGCGCAAAAGCTGAATTCGCTTGTTGCTGAATCGGATAAATTGGGCGAAGCTCTGCGAAACGCAGATGATAAAGCGGCACAACTGAAACAACAGCTTGCCGAGATCAAGCAATCGTCCACGATGAGCAGCGCCGGTCAGAATGTACGGCAAAGCCTTGACAATGAGACGACGCAGTTAGGCAACATGAAGGCCGGGCTGAAACAGTCCAAATCGGAAATGAACGACTTCGTAAGTCAGACAAATTCCAAAATGGCTAGGCTGAAACGAGTTATTGCGGGTTTGGGCGCTGGCTTGAAAACGTCTGTCGGAAGTCTGCAAAATTCGCTCGGCGGCAAATTGGGCGCAGCGATTGACAAGCTCAAAGCCAAATTCTCCAATTTCGGACGTTCCAGCCAAAAGTCCATGAAGAAAGCCACGGGCGGCGTACAGTCGTTCGGTGTGCGTCTGCGATCTATCGTTGCGGGTGCGTTGTTCTTCAACTTGATTTCCAAAGCGCTTACGGCAATGGCTGACCGTTTGGGCAAGGCTCTGCTTGCGAACCAAACGTTTGCAAAGTCGTTTGGACAGGTGAAAAGTAACCTGCTGACGGCGTTTCAGCCTATCTATGAATCTATCATCCCATGGCTGAATAAGCTGATGCAGGCTCTTGCACAGGTAACGGCACAGATGGCGCAGTTTATCGCGTCTGTGTTCGATACGACCGCACAGCAGGCACAGGAAAACGCAAAGGAACTGAACAAGCAAACGGATGCACTGGATTCCACGGCATCGTCTGCGAAGAAAGCTGAAAAGGCTCTTGCATCGTTCGATACAGTCCAGAAATTAAGCAATAACAGCAGTAACACGACCGACCCGAGCGCACCTAAGTTTGATACGGATTATTCCGCAGCAAAAAATCAGACACCGCAATGGCTCACTGACTTCTGGAAAGTATTTCAGGATTCGTGGGCGCAGTACGGACAGCAGACTATTGAAAGCGCAAAGAACGCTCTTTCTGCGCTGAAAGACATGGTTTCCGCTATCGGTCAGTCGTTTATGGCAATTTGGACGAACGGAACCGGACTTGAAACGCTTAACAACATTCAACTGCTGCTGCAAACTATCTTCGATCTGATTACCGCCATTGCAACGGCATTTACCAATGCGTGGAACACGAACAACACGGGCGAACAGATGCTGCAATCAATCATGAACTTGCTGAACACGATCATTCAGATTATCACATCTATTGGTCAGGCGTTCATTGCGGCATGGAACGATGGTAACGCGGGACAAATCATGCTGCAAAGCATTATGACCCTCATTACCACGGTGGTTCAGGCAATTAGCGCAATCGGTCAAGCGTTTTTAGCCGCGTGGAATGATGGTAATGCCGGACAAACGATGATAAACACCTTGATACAAATGATTACGGCGGTTGTAAACCTCGTTAATTCTATCGGTCAAGCGTTTATTGCGGCTTGGACTGATGCAGGGTTAGGCGAAAGTATTTTCTCGAATATTCTTTCCATCATCACGAATATTGAGAATGCGATAAAATCACTGGCTGAAAACCTGCAATCTGCGTGGGAATACAACGGGAATGGCGTAGCTATTTGGGAGAGCATCCTCAAAATCATTGATGATGTATTAGCCGGAATTGACAAAATGTCACAGGCAACAGCAGATTGGGCAAGCGGTTTGAATTTTGAACCTCTTGTCACGGCATTTAACAATTTCATGGCAGCGCTCGAACCGGTTGTAGACCTGATTATGAACGGCCTTGCATGGGCATGGGAGAACGTTTTACTTCCGCTTGCGAGCTGGACTATCGAAGAAGCCGCTCCGGCAGTTCTCAATCTTCTTGCAGCGGCGTTACAGGCAGTATATAAGGTAGTATCTGCGCTGGCTCCGATTCTGCAAACGATTTGGAGCATTATCAAACCTATCGTTCAGTTCATCGGTTTTTCTGTGATCTCTATTATCAAGGGACTGACAGATACCATTACGAAACTGGGCGACGCTCTTTCTTTTGTCATCAACCTGATTAGCAAAATCGGAAGTGGCATTGGAAGTGGTATTTCGTCGCTTGTTGGCGCATTGGGTGGCGGATTAAGCGCATTTTCGCTTGATTCTCCTACTGCTGCGTATGCACTTGATATCCCCGCCCTTGCAAACGGCGCGGTTATCAGTCCGAACAGTGAATTTCTCGCTCTGTTGGGCGATCAGAAAAGCGGCGTGAACGTGGAAACCCCGCTGTCTACCATGATTGATGCGTTTAACGCGGCACTGGACGCACGCGGCGGCACCGGCAACAGTAGTCAGCCTATCGAGCTGTACATCGACGGCGCGAAGTTTGCACGCATTACCGGCCCGTACAACAGCGGCGAAACGCGGCGGCGCGGCGTGAGCCTTGTAACAGGAGGTGCATAAATGGAACTTACCGTAGACGGAAAGAAGTACAACGTCCTTGTTACAAGCCTTACCCGTAAATTTCAGGTGCTTGACGGCGAGAACGCAGAGCGAACGCTCAGCGGCGCAATGATTCGCGACATTATCGGTACGTTTTACAACTACGAGATTACGATTCTTCCCGCAGTTGGCAAGTACGGCGACTACGATGCGCTGTACGAGGTTCTGAGTGCACCGCAGGACAGTCACAGAATTGTTGTTCCGTATGCACAGAGCACGCTTACGTTTAACGCATATGTTACTGCCGGACAAGACAATCTCATCCGCAAGAAACCCGGAGAATCATACTGGACGGGACTTTCCGTTCAGTTTATCGCAATGGCACCGCAAAGGACGTGACACATGGGAACCAATACAATCACATATCTTGACCGCACGTTCGATGCACACGATGTAATCAGCGGAAATGCGTACTATGCGCGTCCGCTGAACAGTGCCTCGCTGGAAATCGACACGTTTTCCTTTGATGTGCAGTCGGATGATACCAGTTTAACGGAGTTTATCCGTAACACCCCACTGACTTTCTACCATGACGGAAATCAGATGGGGATTTTTTATGTGCAGACAATCTCACGCACCTCTATCAACACTTACCACTTTACTTGCACCTCGACCGTTGGCTTGCTGGATGAAACCTACCACGATGGCGGTATTTATACCGGCGAAACTGTGCGCGAAGTGTGTACGGACATTTGCAAGCCGCTGACCTGTTATGTGAAGTCCAACATTGCCAACATCAAGCTGTACGGTTGGCTTCCTATTGCAACGCGGCGCGAAAACCTTGCGCAAGTGCTGTTTGCTATCGGTGCAACGCTTAAAGTGGACTATAACGGTGCAATCCGCATTGAGGGTTTGTGGGACGGACAGTCCAGCGAAATCACTGCAAGTGAAATGTATGCGGGCGGCTCGGTAGAATATGCAACTCCGGTTACGGAGGTTATCGTTACTGAGCACGCCTATTCGCAGAGCACAACGGAAGTTACGGAACTGTTCAACGGCACTACCTCAGCGGGCGATAAGATCACGTTTGAAGACCCGTGCTATGATCTCGAAGCCACAGGCTTTGAAATCACAGAAAGCGGCGCAAACTATGCTATCGTTACCGCCGGTTCCGGCGTGCTGAATGGCAAGAAGTACACTCACGTTACGCGACAGATTATCACCCCGACAAACACCCGCAGCCGCAGTCTGGTTAAACAGTCTGACAACACGATAAAGGTTGAGAACGCAACGCTTGTATCTCTGGTAAACGCAAACGCTGTTGCGGAACGCCTTGCCGAATATTACAGCCACAATGAGCGCATCAACAACAAAATCGCCATCAAGCGCGAAATTCCCGGCGATGTAGTGCAGATTACGCACCCTTACGGCGGTGAAGTAAGCGGATGTATTGAAAGTGCAGACGTTACCGTGTCCGGTAGACTGGCAGCGCAAGAAAGCGTGCTGGTCGGCTATAAGCCGCAGGATATCGGCGAACAGGAGTATTACGATACGGTTGAGGTTCTGACCAAAGACGGGACGTGGACTGTGCCGGATGGAGTTACAAGTGTCCGTATTGTTCTGATTGGCGGCGGTGCAGGCGGCGATTCAGGCGAACGCGGTGAAAACGGCGAAAGTACAGATGAAGCTACCAATACCCACGGAATACGCCCCGGAAAAGGAGGAAAAGGAGGAAAAGGAGGAACCGCAGGCAAGGGCGGAAAAATTTATACTATCGAACTGAAAGTAACTCCAAACGATCAATTCAATGCAAAAATCGGCGTTAAAGGAGTAGGCGGAGAATATTCCTCTGATACTGTGAATGCAGGAACAGCTGGCACGGACACTTCTTTCGCGGGATATACATCGCAAGATGGCGCATCATCTTCTGAGGGATTTTTTGAACCGACAATGGGAATAACGTATGGTGTATGGGGAACCGATGGAATCACAGGCGCAGATGGCGGTGATGGAGGTGCTCCAAGCACCGACGAAAAGGTGAGCGGCAATTCGGGAGGCGATGTTTTAACATATCTCGGAGGAAAGGGTGGAACTGGCGTTCGTGGAACCAAAAGAGATGGAACCGTTGTAGGCGGTTCTGGCGGTGGCGGTGGTGGCGCTGCGTATGGCATAAATGGTTCGGATGGCGGAAATGCCATTATGAACAGTGGCGGCCTGCGAACAATTCATGGCTATACAGGAGGAAACGGTGGAACTCCAGATGCAATTATAGCACCGACTATATACGGCGCTGGTGGACACGGCGGACACGGTGGCGGTGGCGGCGGCGGTGTAGGCGCTGTAACGCTCAACGCAACTTATTCATCAGAATCTGGAGGAGCAGGCGGAGCAGGAACAAGCGGGACTGACGGTGCACCGGGTTGCGTCCTTATTTATTATCGCCTGCCTAAAGCGCTTTCTGTTTCCGGTGCAGTCCATGACAAGAACGGCAAAATCATTTCAGACAAATACGGAAGGAGGTTGGTTGTTTAATGGCTGATACTTACTACACAAGCCGATACAGCGGTGAGGACATTGATAATGCAGTCGATAAAGTAAACGACACCTCAGCCGGAAACGATGCGCTCAAAGCGGCATTAGACGCACTGACTGCGCGTGTCGCGGCATTGGAGGGTGGCGGAACATGATTCTTTTCAACGATTGGAAATTAACATCAACTTGTGATTTCCTCGCTATGCAGTATGACAATCTCACAAGAAAATTGTCGGTACACGGTGATTTGCCCGCAGGATATGACTGGGATATGTTTGTAAGCGTCGGACCGTATTTTGATATCTTACGGCTTACTCCGGACGAAAACGGAGCGTCTATTGTTCTGACCGCCCAAATGCTTGCTATCTCCGGTGTATACACCATGCAGCTGCGCGGAACGCAAGGCGATAAGGTACAGCACACGAACAAAATCACGGTGTTTGTGCCGTCGAGTATGTCGGGAGACGCGCATTGGGCTGAGATTCCAAGCGAATTTACGGAGCTGGAAAAGCGTATGCAGCAGCTTGCAAACACTTATCCGACCGTAGGTGAAAACGGCAACTGGTTTATCGCTGGTGAAGATACTGGCGTTCCCGCCAAGGGCTTAACTCCGTTCATCGGAGACAACGGTAACTGGTGGATTGGCGAAGAAGATACCGGCGTACCCGCATCGGGCGGTGGGCATGGCAACGTGTTTTCAAATGATGTTTCCGCTATTCGCGTCTTGACCCGTGCAGAGTATGACGCAATCGAAAAGCACGATGAAACTGTGCTTTATCTGATAACGGGGTGACGGAATGTATATCGGAGACAAAAGCATTATCACGTATTTTTTAGGAAAGATGGGAATTTACGAGGCGTATTTGGGCGAGGAATTGCTCTATCGCCGCAAGAGTTCCTACCTTTACCTTGAATTAAACACAAAAGGAGTGTAAAACATGGCATCTTTCTTTAACTTAACACTGGACACGACCGCTCCTGCCGGGCTTACCCTCAAACTGAACAACGGTGCTGCTTATGCAACCAGTACGTCAGTAACGGCTACGATCGGTCTGACGGACAGCGTAACGACCGGCTACCAGATGAAGATTTGGGGCGTGGCAGGTGCAGCAACGGAAGCCGAAGCGGCATGGGCAACGTTTGTAAAGTCTAAGGCGATCACGCTGACCACTGGCGACGGTCAGAAAACCGTATCTATTAAGGTACGAGACGACGTAGGCAACGAAACCGCAACTGTTACCGCGAAGATCACGCTGGATACCGCTGTTCCGGTTGTTACGATTACCGGCCCGGACAAGAGCAAGATTTCTAAGGTGGCAACCTTCAACGTATCTGCGTTCTCGTTCTCTGCAAACGTGGACTTCGAGGAATACAAGATCAAGGTTGTTCCGAGCGAATCCAGCCTTGAAAATGCAGGTACTCAGATTCCGGTTACTGCCGGTTCTACCAACACCAGCGGCACTGCAGGTGGCTACAAGGCCGACACTGCAATCAATGTCACTATCAACGGCGCAGACCTCGAAACTGCATCTGCGGGCGACGGCGTGAAGATCGTCAAGGTGTTCGTAAAGAACGCTGCCGGTACTTGGAGCGTGGCGTAAATGGCAGCTCCGAATCTGACTTTTTCCATCACGGGAGAGAGGATTTCGGCGGTTTCTGGCTTCGACAAGGTGATTGTTGCATTTCAGTCGGACATTCCGTACAAGGCATTCGAGTGCCGCGCTACGAAGTCCGGCGAGGAATGGGGCAGAGGGAGAGGGACGCTTATTGCGTCCTTCTCTCAGACCCCAGCCGCAACACAACGACAGTTTGAAGTCTACGACGATTTCTTGCTTTCCGGTGACGGCATTTACCGCATTTCCCTCTATGCACAGGGTATGGATGGCAGTTGGAACGACAACTGGGGCTTTATTCCGTCTGACAGCAACGAAACCATGCTGGATGCAGACGGAAACGAATTTCTTTGCATGAAGGAGTGATGGCATGGCTTATAATTCCTCGCATACCGGCGCACAGATTGATGATGCGGTCGGTACGGTAATCGAAAAGGAAGCTACATGGGACGGTAAGCAGAACAAGCTGACCCCCGGAACGGATTATGCAACACCGGCACAGCTGACGGCGCTCAAGACCAAGGCGCACAAAGTAACTCTGACCGTTGCAGGTTGGAACAGCTCGACAAAACAGCAGACCGTATCCGTTGCTGACGTTGTGGCAGATGAGACCGCACAGCAGATCATCCCTATGCCTGCGGCGGCAAGCATGACGGCGTACAACGATGCGGGAATCCAGTGTACCGCGCAGGCGGCGGGCAAGCTGACGTTTACGGCGGATACCGTTCCGACGGCGGCGATTGACGTTTATGTGACGGTTACGCCGGTGGCGTTTTCGTGAGGTGATTATGTGATTTATAATTTGCCGAGGAAGAACGCAAAGTTTGAGGAAACGTGGGTTATCAATGAACACGCACAAATTGTTTGGAATGACCCATGGGAATATTCCATCAAATTTTCTTCTAACGGTCAGATATTTTCTAAGATAGCAAATGTTATAGATTGGCTTTCGCCTCATCTTTATTATGATTCTAATAAGGTTGCAGAGGGTGACAGACGAGGTGCAGTTGTGGTTCAATGGGGAGATGAAGCATACCGTACCATCACTTTTCTTGAGCCGCCGACTGGCGACCTGCTCAAATGGTTACAGGCAAACGCTGTGAAACAGTAAGGAGGACAATATGCACATCTTTAGCATACTAAAATATGGGGGGGCGGCTCATAACGCTGCTTCGTCGCATTGCACAAAAGGCGGTGCGGCATGATACTCAATCGGACTGCCGGAGGGCAGAAGAAGTACCACATATTAAATCAAAACGTACAGGTTTGGTTCAATTCGGAGTATGCAGAAGCAGGACAAATCGTCGGGATAGGGACCGACGACAAGTTCATGTTCGATTTTGGAGAAAGTTTTGTAAAAACCGCATCTGGGACAATGATTCCTATGGGGGAAGGCAAAGTACAGGGAATAACATTTCCAAATGGGAGACGCCATTATTGGTTTGTCATGCCTGCGGAGGATGTAACCATCTCGTAACGGAGGTGGCGGCATGATTCTTACTGGCAGAGTTGATGAGCCGAAAAAGGCAGAAAACCCTAAATGGGTCAAAGTAAAACTGGAGAGTGATTAAGCAGCGGCTGGGGCTGTAAAACATACGCGTAAAGAGAAAGAACGCGAAAGGGAGAATAAAATGAACAATGTAAACGAATTTAAGGCCGCAGTTGCGGCGGGCATTGCGGTGCTTACCGCACTTTGGGGGTGGTTCGGCTGGCTGGTTGTGCTGTTTGTTGTCGCAATGGCGGCGGACTACCTGACGGGCACTGCGGCGGCAATGCAGAAAGGGAAATGGTCGAGTAAGGCGGCAAGGGACGGCATTTTTCACAAAGTCGGTTCCATCGTAGTGGTTGCAGTCGCAGGCGGCGCGGATTTGCTTATCGGTATGATTTGTGACCATCTGCCGGGCGTGACGCTTCCGTTTGAATATACGGTTCTGCTGTGCCCTCTGGTAGTAGTCTGGTACACGCTGACGGAACTCGGCTCTATCGTTGAGAACGCGGTTTCCCTCGGTGCGCCTGTTCCGGCGTGGCTGCAAAAGGCACTTTCCGCCGCAAAGGACGCGGTGGACAAAATCGGAGATGAGGAAAAATGAAAATCACTTTTAAGGGCTGTAACCCAAGCAACTACCGCAAGGGCAGAGAGTTTCCCGTGCACTGGATTGTTCTGCATTTCACCGCGAACAACGGCGATACGGCACAGAACAATGCAGATTTTTTTGCAAGAGAAAGCGGCCTGCGTGCCAGTGCGCACTACTTTGTAGACCCGAACGGCGTTGTGCAGAGCGTAAAGGACTGCGACACGGCATGGCACTGCGGCAAGGAACGCGGCGGCAGTTACTACAACGATTGCCGGAACGCAAACAGCATTGGAATTGAAATGTGCAGCGTTATCCGTAATGGCGTGTACGTTATCTCGGAGGCTACAATGAAGCGCGCCGCAAAGCTGACCCGTGCGCTGATGGCAAAGTACCACGTACCGGCATCCCGCGTGTGCCGTCACTATGATGTGACTCACAAGGATTGCCCGGAGCCGTGGGTGAGAAATCCAAAACTGTGGCAGAAATTTAAGGATATGCTGACAGAGGAGGTTGAAGATATGACTGAACAGCAGACACGAAACATTGTAAAGCAGGAGATCAGCAAAGCAGAGAACGCAAAGAAAGTATACAACAGCGTTGCCGAATGCCCGGCGTGGGCGAAAGACACCGTACAGAAGCTGTTGAACAAGGGCTTCCTGCAGGGTGACGATCAGGGCAAACTGGCACTGACGACCGACCTGCTGCGCCTGCTGGTTATCAACGACAGAGCACATCTGTACGACTAAGAGAAAAAACGAGGGGAAAGATATGCGGTGACACCATAACAAGGGGATAACCGCATGAAATTAACGGAGTTTACAAGACCGGAGGTGGAATACCTCCGGCAGGAATGCAACTTTACAGACGAGGAACGCGCCGTGTTCGACATGAGGGCATCGGCGCGTTCTATCGTTGAGATCGGACTTACACTGCATATGAGCGAAAGCACCGTGTACCGCAAGCTAAACTGCATCAAACGTAAAATATTGCGAGTTTTATGACAGGTTCGGGATAGTGAAAAGCCTTATACTGAAAGTATAAGGAGTGAACGCCTATGAGTTACGAACAACGTCTTGAGTTGCTGGGCTACGACCCTGTTTGCGCTCGGCGCGTTGCAGAGGACTACCGCGAAGCAGGCAACACGGAGTATCTGGAGGAATATCTTGCATACAAAGAGGCTGCGCGCAAATCCATCAGCGAACACGTTACGGAGGTGCTGGGCTAATGGCATATCCTTATGGTTACACTGGCTACACGCCGCAGTATCAACAGCAGTACCCGCAACAGCCAATGCAGACACCAATGCAACAGCAGGTGCAATCTCCACAGCATATTGTACGACCTGTGGCAAGCGTGGAGGAAGCGCGCGCGGTACAGACGGACTTTTCCGGTGCGCTTACTATCATGCCGGACACGGCGCACGGCTATATCTACACAAAGCAGCTCAACCTTCAAACCGGCTGCGCGGATTTCGCGGCATACAGCCGGGTGCAGATGCAGGAAACAAATAAACCCTCGGAAACGGATTTGTCAATGTTCGTTCCGAGAAGCGAGTTTGACGAGCTGAAAGCACGGTTCAACACGCTGTGCGACAAGTTGGGAGGGAGCGAGGCATGATGAGCATAATTCAGCTGATGCAGCTGATGCAGCACGGCGGGAACCCGACGGTGCTTTTGCAGCAGATGACAGGCAACGCTCCGATGGTGAATCAGCTTATGCAGAGTATGCAGGGGAAAAGTCTGGATGCACTGCGGCAGATGGCGATGAACATCGCCAAAGAACGGGGAATCGACCTCGGCGAGTTTGCACAGCAATTCGGCATGAAGATCAAGTAAATATCCATTTTCAGTTTTGACGGAATCTTGATGAAAATCCGACGTGAATTTGTCATGTTCGGAAAGCGTACGGTTCCGATCAAATATAACTGAAAAGGAGAATTACACTATGAGTGACGATTCGATGGCTCTGGGTTATGCACTGGGTCAGGACAGCAACGGTAGCAACAACGGCTCCGGCATGTGGGGCGGCGATGGCTCGTGGATTTTCGCATTTCTGATTATTGCACTGATTTTCGGCGGCAACGGCTGGGGCTGGGGCAACAACGGCGGCAACGGTGCGAACGGCGCAGGGTATCAGGGCGCGGTTACTCGCTCCGATCTGTGCAGTGAGTTCAACTTCAACAACCTGTCCCGTTCCGTTCTCGGCATTCAGGACGGATTGTGCAACGGCTTTTACAGTATGAACAACGGTATGCTGACCGGCTTCAACACGCTCGGCAGCGCGGTTTCTAACGGCTTCCACGGCGTGGACAATTCGGTTTGCCAGCTCGGCTATCAGAACGCCCAGCTTATCAACGGCGTAAACCAGAACATGAGCACCGGCTTTAACGGCGTTACCGCAGGTCTTACTGCACTGGGCACGCAGATGGCAAGCTGCTGCTGCGACACGCAGCGTCAGATCGAGCGCGGTTTCTGCGAGACCAACTACAACGCGGCTACCAATGCGCGTGACATTATCCAGACTGCGCACAACGACACCGACCGCATTATTGCACGCATCGACCAGATGGAGAGCACCCGTCAGGCGGAGAAGATCGCGGCACTCCAGAATGAGAACCAGACGCTCAAGTTTGCGGCTTCTCAGGAGGCGCAGAACAACTACCTTGTAAACGCGCTGCGTCCGGCACCCGTTCCGGCGTTTCCCGTTCCGGCACCTTACCAGTTTTCCGGCTGCGGCTGCAACACCTGCTGCGGCATGTGAGAGATACGTTCAGCCGGGGGGCATTCCCCCGGCTTTGATAGGAGGTTTTGATTATGGCTTGCAAGCCTGTACAAAAACTGTGTCCGAACCTGCGTATCTCACAGGGCGTGACTTACGCAAGCGGCGTGCTGACGGTGAACATTCCGGCGGGAGATTATCAGAACGGATGCGTATACGGAATCGTAATCGCTCAGAACATTCCGAGCACAACGATCATCGGCGCACCGGTAGTAATCACAATCGGCGACGGAACGGTAACGTATCCGCTGCTGAAATGCAACGGCGCACAGGCGACAGTGTTTAATCTGGACACCCGTCACAAATACCTGTGTCGCGTTGTCACTTCGTCCAGCGGCGGCAGTTTCCGAATGCTCGGTAATTCCTGCTGCTCTCATTCTGACGCGCTGCGGTCTATTAACGGCACCGCGCCGACGGCGTAAGGGGGTATCATCATGAAACGAGGAACCCGAATGCTGTTGATGCAGCACACCCGCCGAGAGAATGCTTCGCCGGAGGAATGGAGAATCCGCAAGACGTACCCCGAAGATCGCCAGCATTACGGCGTGCGGTATCGGTACAATCATATTGAGCCTTACGGTTACTATGACGAGCGTATTCACGGCGGCGAACCGGAGATGCGGAATTATCGCCGTTATTCTGACGGACGCTTTGCACCGAAAAGCAACATGGAATATCCGGAGTATGATGAATACCCCAATTACCCCGATTACGAGGACGAGATGCGCCCTATTGGCTTTCGTGACGATGATGCTTACATGGGGGATACTTCTTATGTAGGCGACAAGACGCACGGTTCTGAGCGCACTATGGGCTATGCGTCCAGCACGCACACCGGACGTATGACTAAGGACATGGCGGACGAATGGCTGCACAACATGCAGAACGCTGATGGCACGACCGGCCCGCACTGGACGTTTGAACAGTGCAAGCAGGTAATGCAGCAGCACAACTTGAATTACGACCCGGTAGAATTCTGGGTGGCAATGAACGCTGTATACTCCGACTTTGGCAAGGTCAACGAGAAACACGGCATCCGCAACATTGATTACTATGTTGACGCTGCTTGTGCGTTCTGGCTCGAAGACAAGGACGCAGTAAAAAATAAGGAAACGGCATACTATCTCTATGTTGTGAAGCATTGAATGAAGGGATGGCAAATGTCCTCCCTTCATTGCGGTGTTGAAGTCCCGCGCTATCTGTGGTACAATGTATAGGTCAAGTGGGACTAAACATGGGACTAAAATTTTTGAAGTGTCAAAAGTTCAGACATACTGTGGGGTTTCGAAATTTCACCTCGTCCTTGGTAAGGATGAGGTCACCAGTTCAAATCTGGTTAGCAGCTCCAT